GCCGATCTGTCCGGCCGTACCTTCGCCCCGGGCCTCGCCCCACAAGGTGCGAGCAAGGATGTCGCGGTCTTTATCGGTTGCAGTCATCACTTTTCTCCAGGCAAAAAAATACCCGCTCGGTGGCGGGTTTCGTTGATCGCATCGGATCACATCGTTTCGTTCGCGCTCAGCATTGGCGCGGCCACAATCTCCGGTTCCGGAGGTTCTGCCGGCCACACTGGAGCCTGATACCAGGTTGGCTGAACGGTGACCTTGCCCAACGCGAACTTGTACACCTTCCAAGCCTTCAGAGTAGCGAGCAACGAGGCCTGTTCGGCAATATCCTCATCAGTTGCCTCCCCCGCTTCAATCCCGAAGCCGATCGTGTCGACTCGATCCTGAATGCGGGCAATCTGCGACACAGCCATGCTGTTGCGTGCGGCCAGTTCAGCTTTTGCCAGCGCCAGCGCCTCTGCAGCCAAAACGACATCCTTCATCGCCCTGGTGACCAATTTGCTCCAATCGATATTCATTTCGTAGCCTCCACGGCGACGGCAGGATCTGCCAATGGCTGGGGCAGGCCCACAACACCGTCAGGAACACTGAGCAGCGGCTTCGGATATGCCTGCTCCGGGCTGAAATTGATCGGCAGCGGCAAGAAAATAGTCAGCGCCAGCTGGCCATCGACGCGATCGACCTGGCCCGCAAACCACTGCGAGTTGATAGCGGTCGCCGGCAACGTGTCACCGTCTGCCAGCGGCGAGAAGTCGAACACCTCACCATTGACCATCAGGGAATCGCCACTTCGGATAAGACTCAGGGTGTTGTCACTCCGTATCGGACGCAATTCAATCCTCATCAGAACCACCTCCCAATTGCAAAAATATTGAATGACACGCTGGTTGTGACCGTCGACGCCGAAGGCGAGGCCAGGAACAGGCTAAACGTGTTTCCGTTTGTGGCATCTGCCAGAGGACACCACGCTGCGCGCCCCGCCGCTGACGGATCACGCACCTGAACGAAAAGCAACGGAGCAGCGGAGAATAAAGCAGGCATATTGCCGATGATTGGACCGGCAAACCGGTTCGCTGTAACAGAAGTCCAGCCTGGGGTGAGACTCAACGACTGCACTGTAATCATCAGTCCAGAGGCGAACTTCACCCATGATCCTGCGCTGCTCGATCCAGACTCAAAGATCGCGCCTGTGGGAACACCGCCACTCTGAGAGACCGTGCCTAGAATTGCGGCGATCGCTGCACTGCCCAGCCCAAGCCCAGTGCGAGCCTCGGCGGCACTCTTACCCCCGGTGCCGCCCTGAGCGAGAGACAGAGCTGTAGTCAAACCTGACAGGGATGTGATATCGCTGTTGGCACCCAACTTGGCCGCGCCTAGGCTTGCGAGCGCTCCCCCTGATGTAGTTGCTCCGGTGCCACCCTTTTCCACCGGCAGAATTTCGTAGTTGCCGGTGCTGCCAAGCGCCTCAAGCTTTGATCCCCACTGACGATTGATGTTGTTGAAGGAGTCGGCCAGAGCCTTGGGATAGCCCTGCACCGGCATGATGGCGTAGGCGACACCGCTGGCTGTTGGCCCCTTGTAAGCCGGAATGATCGAAATCACTGTCGCGCTCGCGACGTTGCCGATCTCATAGCTGGCCCCATCGGGACCGATGAATGCGTCACCGATCCGGGAGTTCGCTGCAAAGTCTGCATTTGTGCCAATGACAGTCGTTGATCCATTGGTGACCGCGACGGTCCCACCTCTGAGCCAGGGCATGGCATTTCCTTAAATTTGGTCAATAAAAAACCCGCACTCGGCGGGCTGATGGTGTGCGGCGGGTTCACAGCGGCCGCATGGGCTTGGCCGCAAATGTGGTTCGCCCGTTCTTGGCCGTTCCGCCCTCCGAGCTCACCACGGCGCCCACGTAACCGTTGAGCGTCGAACGAACGCCCGCATGAAAGCCGCATGGCGTCTGCAGTGTGGTGTTGCCGTTGTAGATTTTTCCGCCGAGTAGCGTGGATGCTAAAAAATAGTCATCGTAAGACCCCGTCCAGGGCATCTGGCATCCGCTCCAATAGATTCCAGAAACCTCGCCGCCGCGATTATCGAGCGACCAACCTTCGTTGATCGGCAGCCCGGTCATCGCCAGAAGGTTGTCCGCGCCGACAAAGATTTGTTCGCCCGCAGCGTTGCGCAAGCGCAGGTCGTATTCGTTGGGCGGCGAAGTCGAACGGAATGTTGCGACGAGCCAGCGCCCACTGCAGTCGGAGCTATTGAACGGCGACATCAGATGCAGCCTGAAATAGAACCCCGTCCAGTTCCCTGGCCCACCCATCTGAACCAATGAGTGGTACATGCCTTGGTTGTAAGGGTTCAGGAACACATGCGGTGCTTCAGTGGTAGTTATCGGTGATGGATAAGTGATGACCGCTTGCGTGATCGTTACGGGCGCCGTCGCTGGCTTTCCGATCGTATAGGTGCCGGAAGCCGCCACGTTCAGCACTTTGTTCTCGCTATCGACCTGAAAGAAATTCTGGCCGTTGCGCGACCTGAATCCGTAGTCCATGCCCTCCTCCTATTGATAGGTCAAAATAAAAACGTTGAGCACCAGCCCCTGCCCGCGCCGAACCCTGAGCTGGCCCGGCGACCAGAACACGGCCGGCAGTGCAGCTTCCTCATTGGTTGGATTGGGCAGCGTCACGCATACAAACGACTGAGTAGTGATCTCCGGCATGTTGATGAAGCTGGTGAAGTCACTGGTGATGGGCGGCACCGTAACTTGCCTGGTTACGACTGACCGGACTGTCATCGTTGATGTGTCCAGCGTGACCATTCCAGCAGCGTTCTTCGTCCTTGCGCCGTAGTAATCCATCACGTCATCTTCCCGAGCGCGGCGCGCTCGATGTAGTTCAGGTCGTAGACGTATATGCCGTTGTTGTTCAGCAGGGTGTATCCGCTGTCAGACTGGCCGCGAAGCGTAAACGTCCCGGCCGGAATGTTGATCTCCAACAACGGCAGCCCCTGATTGTTCAGCGCCGCAGAGCGCAACGTCATGCCAAGTACCAACTCCTTGATGAAGGCTTGACTGATGATCGCCGTGTTCATGAACACCTGGCCGCCCTGGACAACGAACGGTGCAATCATCTGACCACTGACCTCATCCAGAATCGCGAAACGCTGAGCAAACGCGAGGATCTGCGACTCCTGGGTATCGCCTTCCACGCCGATCGCCAAACCTGCCATCACCGTCCGTCCACCAACAGTGGTAGATGTCTTGATGGTGGTCAGCGCAGACACCTTACCGTTGAGGCCAGAAACAGCCGTACTGGCGATCTCTGCCTTGGCCGTAGCGTCATTGGCTGTTGCCGTGAGTGTCTCGATTTTCTGAGCTGTGGCCTGCTTGTCAGTGGCAACCACTTCCTCGAGGGAGGTCAGGTTGGCGGCGTTCTTGCCTACCGCCGCATTGAGCGTGGTGTAACGAGTAGCCGAGGCCAGCTTCTCCTCTGCAATGACTTTCTCATTCGTCACGATACTTGCCGTGCTCTGGTACGCCTTCAGGGCCTCATTCATTGCCCCCGTGCCGTCGTCCTCCCGCCAGGCCGCTTGCAGCGCCTGCATCGTCGAAGCTTGCGCCGTGACTTTGCCGTCGATGGTATCGATCTGGGCGGTGTGCTTCTGGATCTGCAGCGCCATTGCATTGGAGGTTTCGGCAATCGAGCCCATGTCGTACCAGAACTCGGCATTCGGCGGAGGCGTATCAACGGGAACAGCCTTGATGGCCGAGAACAGGCGACCATCGAGTCGCACCACCTCGCCCTTCCCATACGGTTTCGCCGGGTCGTAGACCATCGCATCGGTGATTTCGCCGATCAGGTCTTCCAGTTCCTGCTTGGCCTGTTCAAGCCGTTCGTTGACCGAGCCTTCACCGTCGCCGGATATCTTGCCGATCTCTTTGAAAAGCTGCTCTCCCAAGGCTGACTCTTGAATTTTCCCGAGGAAGTACTGCTCGTACTCGGACTGGTCGATGCTCACCTGCCCGTTGACACCATTTACTGCCGGGAACCATGGCCCCACGTTGCCAATGCGATCCACCAGTCGCCCCCAGAAGAACAGACTGGTGCCTGGCACGATGTTCTGCATTTCGTGATTCGATTGCGGATAGGCGAAATCCGCCAACTTCACAGCGGTAGCCAGATCGTTGATATTGTTGTTCCAGATCTCGGTGCGCTGAGTGTCTTCCGCGCCAGGCGGAAACCCCCACTCCAGACCAATGCCGTAAACTTTGCTGATCGTTTTCAAATACGCCAATGCGGGTGGCAATCCTTGCTTACCACTGAGGTTGGTCAGAACCGAGTTGCGCCACTGCGACGAGATGTCGAACGCACTCACCGCGCGCACCCGGGCCACGTAGGCGCCAGCGTAAATGCCGACCACGTCCACGTTGGTCATGCCGGTGCGTTGCAGCTTGATCCAGTTGCCGCTGTCCTTGCGCCACTCCACGTCATAACCGACTGCGCCGTCCACGGCGGGCCAACTGATCGTCATGGTGGCCACGGCCAAGCCCTGGACCACCGAAGACGTCGACGCGAGAGACACGCTCGCCGGCGCCGGTACGACGGTGATCGGAATCACACTGATTGGCCGCTCTTCAAGGCGAGCGCCGGTGTCGATGTGAGCGAACTTGCTCGGCTCGAACTGGAGCGCGCTGATTTCATAGTCACCTTCGGTGGTGCGTTTGGTGCGCAGCACGCGGTATAGCGGGATCGCCAAATCATCGGCGTCGAGCGCCCATTGCAGTTGCGCGACCGGTGGCTCGCTATATGCGACAGTCACTGTCACGGCGCGGCCATTGACGCTCTGCACGGTGCGGCCCTCGGCGCGGCCGCCAGGTAGGTTGATGATCAACCGATCACCTGCCTTGGCCTGGGTATCACGATCGAGCGTGATCACCCGCCCCGCCACCGCCGAGATCCGGCCGCCGACTTCGCGGCCCGCGAGCAAAGAATCCGCCACCGGGATGATGTGGCCCGGCAGCGGGATCACACCCTCCATGCCGGTCTTGAACGACACGGTGCGGTCTTGGTTGTTGCTCAAGATCGCCCACTTGCCACGGCGTTGAGCCTCGGAGGCGCGGGTGCAGCCAATGGCGCTCAGCTCTGTCGGGCGGTCGCCGTAGCGACGCTGCAGATCCAGGTCAGCGAACGGAATGACGTCGGTGTCGTAGTTGTTCGCCGGGTTGTCGTAGC